GACAAAAGGACCGGGGTATGCTAGAGGGCACCGGGGGAGGGCTAGCGGTAGCTGTGTTGTTGTGGCATGAGGACACATACAAAATAGGGTAAAATTAGGAATAAATGCAGCCTCTAGTATTCCTTAGATTCCTCAAGTAAATCAAAGTCTTACAAAAAACACACAAAACTAGAAATTAGCACTACAAAAGGGTTGACATTTGCTTAAAAATATGCTATACTAAAAAAGTATTCTTTAGGGGTTAAAGGTAAATACAAAATGGAAATAAAACGGAAGAGAGGTAGACCTAGAAAATCTGACATAGCAGAAAAAACCACAGGTAACAGAAGATCCGTTGGCAGACCTAAGGGTGATGCTAGTATCATAAACGAATACAAAGCTAGAATGTTAGCTTCCCCTAAATCTAAAAAAGTATTAGATAGTATATTCAATGCAGCTTTAGATGATGACCATAAGAATCAAGCAGCAGCATGGAAGCTCGTAATGGATAGAATGCTTCCACTTAGTTATTTTGAAAAGGAAGCGACAGGTGGCCGTCAGTCAGTACAGATCACTATATCAGGAGTTAATGGCGTTAATACCACCATCGGCCCACAGGATACTAACGACTCCACCATGCCAGCTATTGAAGGAGAATACACCGAAAGTGACGTATAAGTATTTTAAAGTAGAGGACTTTGCTTGTTCTGAGACAGGTGAGAATGAAATACAGGATGGGTTTGTAAAAAGGCTAGATGAGCTTAGAGAAGCCTGTGGTTTCCCTTTCATAGTCACAAGTGGCTACAGATCACCTAATCACCCCATAGAAGCCAAGAAGTCTAGTCCGGGTGCTCATGCACAGGGCATAGCAGCTGACATAGCTGTCAATGGTGGTGCACAGCGTAGAAAGGTTGTGCATTCAGCGATCATACTAGGATTCAAAGGAATAGGTGTAGCTAAGTCTTTTGTTCATGTGGACACTAGAGAAGGCACACCAGTTATGTGGACATACTAGATGACTGATCTTAATATACAACTGTTGCCGTGGCAGCAGGAAGTATGGAATGATAAGACTAGGTTTAAGATAGTCGCAGCTGGTAGACGTACAGGTAAATCGAGACTTGCAGCATGGATGTTGATAGTCAACGCTTTAGAGTCGGAACGAGGACACGTCTTCTACGTTGCACCCACACAGGGACAAGCAAGAGACATTATGTGGCAGACACTTTTAGAGCTAGGCCACCCTGTGATAACGAGCAGCCACATAAACAACTTACAAATAAAACTAATCAACGGGGCCACCATATCTCTAAAAGGGTCTGATAGACCTGAAACAATGAGGGGTGTGTCGTTGAAGTTTTTGGTGATGGACGAGTACGCAGACATGAAGCCTGAGGTATTCGAGCAGATCCTTAGGCCAGCTCTAGCTGACCAAAAAGGCACAGCGTTGTTCATCGGTACACCTATGGGTAGAAACCACTTCTACGAGTTGTACAAGTATGCGGAGCTAGACGATGATCCTACTTATAAATCATGGCACTTTACTAGCTATGACAATCCTCTGTTAGACCCTGAAGAGATAGACGTAGCTAAGAAGTCAATGTCTAGCTATGCTTTCCGACAGGAGTTCATGGCCTCCTTTGAAGCCAGAGGGTCAGAGATGTTCAAGGAGGAGTGGGTTCAGTTCACTGAGTCTCCTGAGGACGGTGACTACTATGTATCCATTGACTTAGCTGGCTTTGAGGAAGTAAACAAAAAGAAAACTAAAAACTCTAAACTTGACGAAACGGCAATAGCGGTAGTCAAAGTATGCCAATCAGGACAGTGGCACGTAGAGAATATAATACACGGCAGGTGGGAGCTAGCTGAGACTGCCAGAAAGATCTTTGAGGTTGTGCGTGACTACAGGCCCATAGCTACCGGGATAGAGAAAGGTATCGCTAGACAGGCTGTAGTGTCTCCTTTGACTGACTTAATGAAACGCTATGGGATGTTCTTCAGGATAGACGAGCTAACCCATGGTAACAAAAAGAAAACAGACCGTGTGATGTGGGCATTGCAGGGTAGGTTTGAGAATGGTTTCATAACTTTAAACAAAGGTAACTGGAACAGTAGATTCCTAGATCAGTTATTTCAGTTTCCTGATCCACTGACCCACGATGACTTGGTGGATGCCCTAGCCTACACAGACCAGCTAGCTAAGGTAGCTTACAGTTATGACTTTGAAGTGGATGACCATGAAGTTTTGGATGCAGTAACAGGATACTAATATGGTACAACGAGCAGGAACTAGAGCTAGAGCGCAAGGTAAAAAGAAAAAGTCCAGAGTAAACGAGGCTGGTAACTACACTAAGCCTACTATGCGGAAGCGACTATTTGAGTCTATCAAAGCTAGTAGCAAAGGTGGTAAGCCGGGGCAGTGGTCAGCTAGGAAGGCTCAGATGTTAGCTAAAAGATACAAAGAGAAAGGGGGAGGATACAAGTAATGCCGGGATCAAAATACAGCCCTAAGCAAAAGAAACTAGCTAGAGTTGCAGCACCCAGAGATAAAATTACTGGTGCAGACTTCAAAAAGCTAAGACGCAAAAAGAAAAAATGAGTCAGCAGCAACAGCAGCAAGACACAAAAAGCTCTGAAGAGATAGCAGAGTGGATCAGACAACAAAAACTACAAGCTCACAATCAGTAGGTAGCATATGGCTAAGGGTGTAAAACACTATACTAAGGACGGTACACCGCACAAAGGCGGTTCTCATAAGATGCCTGACGGTACTTTGCACAGTGGGGCAAAGCATACTAAAAGCAGTCAGAAACTTTTTCACTATGGAGCACTGTCTAAGGCTGCACAAGCTAAGGCACGTAAGACATGGCGTTAAAAAAATCCCAACGGTCCTTAAAAGATTGGACAAAACAGAAGTGGCGTACCAAATCAGGTAAGCCTAGTGCTAAAACAGGTGAGCGTTATCTTCCTTCGGCAGCGATAAAAGCGTTGTCTCCACAGGAATATGCAGCTACGACTAGAAAAAAACGTAAAGACACGGCAGCAGGTAAGCAACATAGTAAGCAACCTAAGAAAATTGCAAAGAAAACTAGAAGTTATCGCCGTGGAACCACAGGAAGGTACAGAAAATGATGCAATATGGCGATAACGACACCTTAGACAGCGAACAAAGCCTTGAAAACTGGGTAATTTACAAGTGTGACACTTGGAGAAACCACTTTGAGGCTAATTATCAGGAAAAATTTAACGAATACTACCGTTTGTGGCGAGGTATTTGGAGTCCTGCTGACTCTGAGCGCAAAAGTGAGCGTTCTAGGATCATCAGCCCTGCCTTACAGCAAGCAGTAGAGTCCAGTGTAGCAGAAATCGAGGAAGCTACCTTCGGAAGAGGTAGGTACTTTGACATTTCCGACGATATGGACGACCCTGAGAGCCGTGACATTGCGTATTTACGCACAAAACTACATACAGACCTTGACAAAGCAAAAATACGTCAAAGTGTAGGAGAATGTCTTATAAACTCCGCTGTATTCGGCACAGGAGTAGGTGAAATCGTCTTGGAGGAAGTCAAAGAGATGGCTCCTGCCACTCAGCCCATCATGGGTGGTGAGTTGACAGCAGTAGGTGTAAATGTGCAAGAGCGCACAATGGTCAAGCTGCGACCCATCCTTCCTCAAAACTTTTTGATAGACCCTGTGGCTACCAATGTAGATGAAGCCTTGGGTGTAGCTATCGATGAGTTTGTATCACGCCACCTTGTAGAACAACTACAGGAGCAGGGTGTATACAAGCAGGTTTACGTAGGCAGTGCAGCTTCAGACTCAGACCTAGAGCCTGACTACGACCTTACCTCCTACGAGACTGACAAAGTACGGCTTACAAAGTATTATGGGCTAGTCCCTAGAAGTCTTCTTGATTCTAGTGTAAAAGCATTAGAGCAGGATGAAGACGAGGACATAGCTGAAGTAGAACAGCCTGAAGAGCAGGAAGATAACAACGAAGAGTCCCACTATGTAGAAGCTATTGTTGTTATTGCTAACGGAACAATACTTTTGAAGGCTGAAGAAAACCCCTACATGATGAATGATCGTCCTGTAGTGGCATTCCCTTGGGACGTAGTGCCGGGACGTTTCTGGGGCCGTGGAGTGTGCGAGAAGGGCTATAACAGTCAGAAGGCACTGGACACAGAGCTAAGGGCTAGAATCGACGCCCTGAGCCTTACAGTGCATCCTATGATGGCTATGGACGCTAGTAGACTACCCAGAGGTGCTAGACCTGAAGTTAGACCCGGAAAGATAATATTAACCAATGGTGATCCTAGACAAGTTTTACAACCTTTTAATTTTGGTCAAGTCAGCCAGATTACATTTGAACAAGCCAACGCTCTACAGCGTATGGTGCAGATGTCTACAGGGGCTATCGACTCTGCTGGTATACCGGGGTCTATTAACGGCGAAGCTACCGCTGCTGGTATCAGTATGTCTCTTGGGGCTATTATTAAGCGTCACAAGCGCACACTGATAAACTTCCAAGATTGTTTCTTAATACCTTTTGTAAAGAAAGCTGCGTGTAGATATATGCAGTTTGATCCTGAGAGCTATCCTGTTAGAGACTTCAAGTTCAACGCTACGTCTAGCCTAGGCATTATCGCTAGAGAGTACGAAGTAACACAGCTTGTGCAGCTTCTACAAACTATGTCACAGGACTCACCTTTGTACAGCACACTGATTGAGTCTATCATAGACAACATGAACTTGGCTAACAGAGAAGAGCTAGCTGCAAGACTACAGGAAGCAGCACAACAATCTCGACCTACTCCAGAACAACAA